CGGACCATTTTCTTGTATTTGTTTGTGTCTTTAAAAGTCCGTCTTGGAATGTCGTGTTGGGATGGCGCTTGATGTTGATTCTTTTTGACACGGTATGTGGTTACAGCTTCATTCTGCTTGAGCATGGTATTCTCCACTTGGGCGTTGGTATTGATTCCCCGATAGGCTTTAGGTTTAGTCAAAACAGGTTAACGGGAAGAGGGCATTTGGGGAAAGCTAAGCTGTGCAGGATATACGCCAAACCACCTGGAGGCTCCCGGAGGTCTTCCCGGAGTTTTAGAGATGGTTGTGTACCGATTCGCGCGAACCTCTTCCCGCCCCTGCCTGAATCTCACATTGCACACCTCCAATAGCTTGGAACATAGAAGGAGACGAGTGGACGCTACCATGATCGGTTGACAATAGCAAGCCCCTTCCTACCATCCTTCATGAAAAAGATGCAAGGTGAAAGAACCCCAAACAAAGTCCCCTATTGACAAGCCATTGTTTTGTCTCTATATAGAGTGCTCTGTTCCAACTCTGGAGAAGTCCGTATGAACAAGAATGACATAGAGAGGTTTGTGAAGCTGGCGAAAGGCGCCGATCTTGCTGCTCTGGATAGCGCTCTTGAGCAGCTAACTGGCATCGCGGAAGAGATGCGAGTGAAAGAACGTGAAGGACTGAAGGAAAACATTGAGGCCATGGCAGCTAGGGCCGGCACCAGCATTGCCGAGCTTTATGGCAAGGTCAAAGCTCCTGGCGTCCGCGCTGCCAAATACCGCAACCCTGCCAATCTGTCTCAAACCTGGACCGGCGCCGGCCGTATGCCGGGCTGGATGACAGAAGCCAAAACGAAAGGAATCGACCCCGAAACATTCAAGATCAAGGATGTAGCGGCGGCAGAAGCCGAAACCGAATAAACAACAATCCGTCACAGCTGCCATAAAAAAGGGTGCTTCCTTTTTAATCCGGGAAGCACCCTTTCTTTTTCTAAACAAGGCTTGGTTTTCTGTGTTTAGAAAAAAATTATTGATTAACTAATTTCTGAAACAGGCTTACAGTTTTTTGATGCTCATCGTCTGTTTCATCAACATCAAAAGGAGGAGCATCATCAACCACAGCTGATGTTACTCGTTTTCCAGTTGTTCCTAGAACACGATCCAAACGCGCTTTTAGATCATCATATGTTTTGAAGTTCTTTCCAGATAGAAATTCCTGAAGAGAATATTCCTGATTCCAAATCTTCTCTAGTTCCTCATCGTTTTCAGTAAGAGGAGAAGGTGGTTTCACAAACTCTGATTGATCATAGTTCCGATAACCTTCAACCGTACAGATTTTCAGACGCAATGGAACACCCGCCCAAAAATCAAAAGGATTGATTGGTGGTTCATCTGGAAACTGCGGAATCATTAGGTTGTTAAGTTTATCAAAGATTTTCTTACCATAACGGAACAAGAAAACTTTACCTTCGTTTTCAGGATGTGCGATATCCTTCATAACTAGGACATTAGAAATATATGTTAGCTTGCGCTTTTGTTTACGGGCGACTTCCTTATCGGAATCTAAACCGCTATTCCAAAGAACGGAATTGTGCTCGCTAACAGGATCAGGTTTGCCAAGTGTAGTTAGAGAGTTTTCAATATACCAACTGCCAGTTTTGCCTTGAAAAGAGTGGGACCAAATGCGGACAAAAGGAACCTCTTCCCCTTTGGGTGCTGGTAGGAAACGAATTACAGCATAACCATTTCCAGCTTTGTCAACATCAGGATACCAAATCCTGTCATCTTCAACGAATTTTGGGGCAGCTTGTTTTTGAAGTTCGGTAGTAAGAGTTTCTAAAGATTTTTCTCTGTTATTCTTTAGGTCTAAGAAAGATGTAATAGTCATATATTCGTATTTTTCTCCTGTTTTATTATTTGTTTTGTTTATATGTTTTTGGCGGCCGGATCAGGTCGCGAATCTGAATCTCCCAGCTAAAAACTTCTTCCGAAGTCTCTGCTCTACTAGGGCTTTACTTTAAGCTATCCAGCCATGTTTGTATTTAGACAACTTATGTCAAGTTTATACCATAAATTCCAGCAATCGCTTCCTCAATGTTATTGTAAATCACCACGCCATTAATTTCTGTGATATAAGATACTTTTTTGTTTTCCAAAATTGTGGCCGAGCGTTTGTTATCTACATCAATCAAAACATTTCCTACAATAGTCGTAAAACCAGCTTTTCTGGCAAGATCAGTCATAAATTTTATATCGTAATCTCGCCACCAATCACGTAATTGTAAAATAGAATAAATGGAACGAAAAGCCTCAGATGGCCCATGCGTCAGTTCCCTAACATTCAACTTCAACGACAAGCTTGAAACAGGGATTGCCAAGAGCGAAATGGTAAATGTGCGACGGTTTATCATTCATCTGCTCCATGGCATGGTTTGTTTAGTTCTTTTTGAGTTGGTTTATTCCTTACTGCTATAATCCCACATTTGATACAATAACGCCAGTTCAGAAAATGTCCACTCAATTTGTGTGGTTTTCCTTTTGCCATCGGTTGATGATCATTTCTCTGAACTTTGACCAATCATACTTGATAAACGGCGCATACTTCTTGAGACGCGACATATAGAGAGGATTGTTCAGATTGAGATTATAATACTCCCAAATCTGTAGCTTGTCAACTAGAATTGTTATTGTTTCGGGAGAAATTTCTTTTCGTGTATAGAGTTCTTGAATATATGGCAATCTTCCACCAGATGGTTGAAAATTGGTATCTAAATCTTGTTGTAGTTTACCCAAATCTTCTTTGAATACATAGGCCAAGGATTGTTGCCGGCGCTGCCAATCCAAATATCTATCTTCCGTCATATCTCTTATCCAACGGTCCTTATCAATGAGATTCGCTAGAAGAAAATTATGTGGGTCTTTATGCTTGGAAAGTTTTTGAAATGTGAATTTTTCTGGTCGCTTCTCAAATGAGGATGGGGATGCATTTATCTTTCCATTGTATTTAAAATAATCGTAAGCCTCATGATTGAAGTGTTGTTTCAAAGCGAGATAATCAACATATATCTCAAAGGAGTTCATAGTTCTAGCCGAACTTTCCCTTTTTTTATGAGTTTAGCGATTTCAGGAAACGGCACACTGGTATCGTTTGCATCAACTAGGCTGAATAATGCCTCATTATCATCGCTTGTATTTACTATTGATAAAATCAGCATACCATTGTTATCAGCAAATCCAAGCCACTTCCTTACTTCATATGGTAACACTCCGGTAAGCTTTTGACCATTGGAGCCAATGTAATAATAAACGCCGCTAGTAGTATCCTTTCTCTTTCCGAGGTTAATTCCGTTCTCCATTGCCAATTCACAGGCAACTCCTAAACAGCAATAATACATAGTTTTTTCTTCTTCATAACACAGGTATCTTCTACCTTGTTTGAATCTATTTGATTCCAAAGCATCAGCTAACAGTTTACGATTAGCTGCTGTTTCTTTCTTTGTATATTCTGTTCTGTTCATGTGTTTGTTTCATCCCATGGACGCGGATAGTTGTTGATATAGGCAAAGGCTTCCACATTTTCTGGCATATGCTCTATATGCCCGCGAGCAAACGCCACATAACCTACCCAAGGTTGTTCATTTCTGATCAACGTTTTAACGAATTTGTTCATGCTGGTGCCTGTGGTCCAAACATCATCCACAATCAGCCATGTGGGTGCCCCAACGGTCACATAAGGCAAGAAAGCATCCCGCAGAGCCCAGCCGCCTGAAGGAACGCCATAGACCTGTCCAAACGCCCCAATCTTCACATGAGACGTATGAGCGATGCAATCCCAATCCTCTTTTGTGAGGGCATCACACTCTATCTTCCAATCCAGCAACAAGCCGGCAGCGGAAGTGAATTGTCCAAGTTTGAAAAGCATCAGTCTTCCTCTATTTCAACAAGACCAGTTAGATTCACCGCATAACAAGGTAACAGAATGCCGCCAAGTCCAGGTGCACAACAATGGATTTCTTGTTGAGGATAATCGCTTATTACTTTATGAATAAATGTAGCGCGGCGGCGATGACTATTACACCACCAAAGCTCTCCAGATTCATCGCGCCAATATTTTACTTCTGGAGGATGGCGATTATTATCATCCATCAGCAAGCCTTACAAGCAGCTTCATAATATTCATTTTTATAAATTTTCAAAGATGATCCATCAAGACTTAATTCTAATATCATATCCTTATTGCGAACTTTGATAGATTGTTGTTCATGAATATTTATTAAACATATATCATTCTTGTATTTCAAACAATCATCTATTTCTTTTTTTCTTTGTTCCTCAGTTTCAATTTGTTTAGAATAACCTCCACCATTTAAAGAAATAAGACTTACGCTCACCCAAAAAGGTAATGTAGCTGTGCGCATATAAGAGCGAGCCGTCAGAGCATCAGTGAAAGGACCATATGATTTCATATCGGGAGCCTGCTTGTTTTCTTCTTGATGAGGTTTAGGTTTTCAGCCTCTATTTCCAACTGCGATTTGATCACATCGTTCTTACTCACGATTTCCGCCAAAACCTCAATCTCAATACCTGACACTTGAGCATAGTGCACAATACCATCAATGTAAGAAATACCATTGGCCTTCACCAATTTTTCTATTTCTTTGATTACATTATTAGAGAGATTAAATCTATCTAAATCAACATCACTTTTCACTTTCAAATCTTTCTAAAGCTATCAACGCTTCTTCAACTGAAGGAAAACACCCAATATGTATTTGTTTTTTGTTTACTGTTTTTTGAACCCGAAATGTGCGAGTGCTGCCACATACCGGATGAATATTGGAAGGTAGCTTGCATTTTCGTCTTGATACCTTTCGATTCTCATTTTGGGCAGACTTGGTTACTTCTCGCAAGTTATCCCATCTGTTATCGTCCGGTATGCGATTTTTATGATCTATTTCATATCCTAATTTTGGCCAACTTCCAGTCATCCAAAACCAAATGATATTAGCTTCCTGGTGCTGTTTTCCGTTCCATCTGACATAACGATATCCGGTTTGTTTATGGCGAAACCCAGCCCTATCACCAGCTTTTATTCTTCCGCCAGCATTTCTAATCCAATATAATTTACCATTATCTGGATTATATGTCAACCATTCTTTTATATTCTTCATTTATCTATAAGCATAAGCTCCATGTCTACTTCCGAAATAATATCTTGAGCGTTAGGCTGCACTCCATAAAACAGAGCGAGTGCAACACAAAACTCCTTATAAATTTGTGGGCGTGTTGCACTTCGGCGCGGTGCTTTTTCATACCGCTCAACAAAAGTGTCTTTCAGAAGTTGCAGCTTATCTAGCCACACTTTATGTTGGCCGATTGTTGTGGATCGTTGTTCCATTAGTGACATTTGGTTTTCTCTTCCCCTTTTATTCTTCAAGAAGACATTCAATAGATGCCTTGAGAGATTCAAGGTCGCCTTGTGCTTCCTCAATCCCATCCTTGGTATCATCATCCTCTACTTCATCAAGATTGATGGTTTCAAGTTTTTCAAACGCCTGTTGTAGAAGAGCTTGCGTTTCCTTGACGATCTTAGTTTGGTCTTCATTCATTGGCTTTCCCCTTTCAGATACCACCATGATAGTGTCTGACTTCATCAAAGCCTTCTTCTAAGGTCGGCATTTGGAATTCTGCCAGATAATAATCACGGCTTCGTTTTCGCTTAGCCAAATTTTCCCTACTATCCCAATAATCCTTTGTCGGATGAGGAAAAACGTATATGGTCTTTCTATATCCAGAATCAATAAACAAATCAAGTAGAATCTTGCGATCAGTTGAAAAAATATTCAGATCGTCTATGACAATTTTCCGGTTACGACTGATTGCATATTTTATGTCTCTCTCCACTTGCCTTTTAATAAATGAAGTAAGCTCATCATGGACAACACTAATATCTTCTCCACACATTGTTCCAATTTTTTCCGCAATAGCATGGCCGGAGATATAGTTGTAATCAAATTGATCAAATGAATTTTCACCAAACTTTGTCTTACCGGAATATGGGATTCCGCACAGAAAATATACTAAAGACATCTATAGTAACTCCATTATGAATATGCAAAAATATATAAGCTGCAACTAAAGAGATAATAACCAAAACAATAGATATAAGGGTCACAATTATACAAACACCACTAATTTCAAAGACCGGATGATAGACCCTTTTCATGGTTTGGCTCCTCAGGTAGGAATCGAACCTACAACCTCCACCTTAACAGGGTGTCTCTCTACCAATTGAGATACTGAGGAATACAAAAGGCTTCCCGCCGAGTGATCAGTTCGGACACCATGTTGATTCATGGCTGACTGTTGGCCTGCTTTAGGCAGAGCAGTTTCGGGAAGAATCCTGATCATTCTCTACTTAGTTTCCTGCTTGACGACGGGGCACGACTCCTTTTTCATCCACATTCATAAAGGGCACCGTGTTTGACAGCATGGTTGCTGGTAGAGCCCCATTCCAGTTCAGAGCCTTCGTATACTCTACCAATTGAGCAGCAGCGGCCAGAGCATCGTTCTTGGCTTTGATCGCTGTAGCTTCGGCCTTACCACGCATTTCTATGGCTTTGGCATCGGCAACTGCCAGAGCCAGTTTTGAGTCAGCTTCACCGTTGGCTTTGGTAACGGCTGTTTCTGCCTTCTTACGCTCTTGCTGTAGTTCTTGCTCGCGTGTTTCAACATTGGCCTTAGCAGAAGCCGCAGTATCTACTGCTTGTTGGAAGGTTTTGGAATATTCCAGGTTTGGCATCTGAAAATCCGTTACCTCAACACCCAGCGTTTTTGCTTCTTCGGCAACGACATTTTTTATCTTATCGCACAATTCGCCGCGATGGGAAGCAACGTTTTGGGTATTTACTTTACCCATTTCTCGCTTCAGACGATCCAAAACAATAGCCTGGAGCCGTTGTTTGTAGTCCTGTGCGTTCCGCCAAACGAAAGTGATTCTTTCTTCGTTCTTTGGAACACGATAAAAGAGCTTATACCAAACATCCACTTCTTGGTTATCAATAGTAAATGTATTGGCTTTCTCCTTATTGGACATTTCTTGAATGTCGGTTCGGATGAAATTCGCAGAGTGCACCCCTGGAATCTTAAAGTGCAATCCAGGTGCCATATTCACACTTTGAATCTGACCTAAACGAGTTAGAACAACAACTTCATATTCTTCAATCGTATAGTACGTTGTGAAGAATAGAATTAGACCTAGAACACCAAAAATTCCTGTTAAGACGAGCTTCAACATGTTACCATTCTCCTGTTTTTCTTCTTTTGGTTTTTTGCGAGGAGGCATCTTCTTCTTTCTTAGTTATTCGTTCAAAATCACGGTAGACAAGTATAATAAAAAATGCCAAACAAAGTATAAATAAAATAACTGCTAAACCAATCATTCCATCTCCTTATCCTGTTTCTTTGTTAAATTTGGCTGACACAGCACCATGAAGACCGCTTTCTATGATTTCTTTTTGCCAAAAATCTGGCATTCTTCCACCATAAGAACGCTTCACCTTGTTGGAGTTTTCATCCCAATCAAATTGCGACCGGGATGATTTCATTAGCACGATGACCTCACGGATAGAGAGAGGAGTCAGCGGGGTTCCCATAGGTTGTCCTTTCAGCCTTTGGATTACATAATCTACATCATTTTCTAGGTCTTGTAAAGCAGTATGTTGATTGCTCATTTATTTCTTTTCTCTCGTTTCTTTCTAGATTCTTCTCCCATTTTCACCCCCATCGCAAATGCTTCTACATCTGTGATTTTATTTTCAGTGACCTTTCCAAAGAAAGGATGTTCGCAATCAAAGAGTCGTTCAACCCGCTCCCTTGTATCATCAGTATAGTAGCCAGCAAAATATCCAAGATTGGATTTCTGAATAGAGATACATTCTTCTCTTGATTTTCCAGATATCTTCACACAATTCTCCACCAACGCCTCAAAATATTGTTTGGCGTCTTCGGGCTCGGTGATTTTCATTGCCACCATATAGATTTGTTTATTTGGATCAAATGGGGTCATTTTTATTTCCTCAGAATTTTTTCTTCTGGGGGCATACAGATAGCATCTTTAATATCTTGAGTTTCAATGCGCCCATTCCATGGATAACTGTCTCTGATTGCATTCGCCGCTTCTTGACATTTATCTTGTGAGAAGAAGTAAATGTGGTGAGTTTTTGAAGGTGAATGTATCGTTAGACTGATGTATAGTAAGGTCCACATTTGTTCCCTCCTTTTTTTTTAGGTGCAGAAGTTGCCACCACCAGGTCGGCCCCGGCCGCCTTGCATTCCCCTCTGAGCCACTTTTAAAAAAGAATCTTCATCGTATTCTATAATAACTTTCTGAGCAAGATATATATCCCAACATGGTACACCTGGAACAATAGCACAATACTTGTTACCATTATCTATACATTGTATGTTCATACTTACACAGTTTGTATTAATACGATAAATCATTCCTGTTCTGCTACCTTTTACAAGAAAATAACAGTATGTTTCAACCGACTTCTGTTGTTCTGGAGTAAGATGTGAAGTTAATAATAGTTTCGCTTTCTTTAGTATTCTTTTTTGAACGCGATTTGGATTAGATGCATCATAAATCTCAGCTATTATCCAAAAAAGAATACAACCGCATATTATTAAAAGAACGGCGCAACCAAAAATCCGAATAGCATAACCAATAAACTCCATTAGCTACCCAAACGAATATCCCTCCTAGCCTTGTGAGCTAGGAGGGAGTATCCCCTTTCCGTTTTTAGTTGCTGCTACCTGCTTTTGCCATCTCTGTTGCCAGTGCCATGGCCTTCAACTTCTTGCCTCTGTTGGCACCATACCAGTTGCTATTGAGGCGGGTTTCCGGGTTGCGGCCGATCACATGATCCAGGGTGAAAGTGACCGCATTGAAAGGTTGCCACCATGTTCCCTCTCCAAGTTCGGCGCCCGGTTGATTGGTGAGCGCCAGCGTGGCCATCTCAGCCGCCCTAGAAATCTTCCTCTCGCTCTTCTCAGACACGGGGAAGATGGCATCAAAATAAGCCTTGACTTCCGCGTCTGTGAAACGCTTGCTGGCAAGGAATGCGGCAACTTCCTTATACTGGTCTGCACGGACATTGGCAAGCCCCATGGCCTCTTGTGCAGCACCCACATCAAAAGGTTTGGAGTGATTGAGGCGGACTTCATAATCCGCCTTTTCCCGCAAGCCCATCATGATTGTGTTTTCGCAGACAACGCGGGTTGCAATCAAGCGGATATCAACACGCTTACCATAGATATGGGGATTAGAGAAGAGTAGATATTTGCGAAAAGTGTCTTTTCCTTTGAGGATAGAAAAATCACCTTCCAATCTGGCCAGCATCCAGATATGGGAGCCGCCATTCAAGGCGCCGGCCGTATCCATCTTGGCATGGCCTTCCACAACAAAGTCATGAAAAAAGTCGGCCACTGATTGATTTTGAACTGGATTCCATTCCTTGGAAGTCGTGCAGAATTCTTTCATGTCAGACTTGCGGACCAACGCCTCATCCATAGAGCGAAAGACCTTATCGCTGTTTGGATCGCCATAGAACAGCGGCATCTTTTCCACTTCCCAATCCAGCCCAGCCGCGATCAGCATTTCTTTGGCTGACAGGTCGTTAGAAACCTTGGTGCCAAGCCGATGCCAAGGCGTCTCGCCGGCATATGCCATCGCTGCCTTGCCACGGATCATTTCAAGATTGTGTGACATTTCCAACTCCTTAGTTTGGTGAACGTCTCTGATGTATGAAAGATAGGGCATATCTAGAGTGAAGTCAAGTGCCTTGTAAAAATAATTTGTAGAACGTTGTTCACGTTCACGGAACGTTTGTTCATTGTTTGTTCCCGTTTTGTTCTCATCGCACAAAATGTGCCTGTGTGAGTTCCTACTTTGTTTAGGGCAGCTTGCTTTGCACGTTTGGGTCGTATTTCGCACTGAACATAAGCTTCGGATACCGCGCGAATGGTTTATTATAACATTCAAATATTTTCTCTGTATGATTGTAATGAGCTTTGCCATAGGTAGCAAAGCATCTATCTGTTTGTTCCTGGAGCCAAATCATTTCTGGATTTTTTGCACAACTTGTTAATAACATTATCGCGCAAAAAATACAAATCCCAATCCAAACGAAAGTCAAAATTTTGAAAGTCATTTTATTTCCTCTCTGCCAATAAATGGTCCACCATAGATACATCTCCCATGAAACTCTTTAGGAGTTTTGGAATCTGCAACATAAATCCAACATTGCCGACAAAATTCACATTTACCGCGCTCTATTATAAGTCCATTGTCTGTTCGTTTTTTAGAAGAATTTTGAGATACTTTCATATATCAAACATTTGACGGTCTTCTTCCTACAATATCATAAACAGCTTGCATACAATCCACTTTTGGTTCTGGCTTGAAAATACCGCACTGAAACCCTTTAGAATTGCGGTATTTTATACATGCAGTTATATTTTCTTGTGTTTTCATTGCAATAATCATCATCGTATCTGTTACCGATGCATAAGCTTGATTATCATCTTCAAATTTATCATATGGTGTAGTTACACCACTCCAGCAAGCATAAGGATAGATTGTCTTGATTTTATCCAATATCCAATTATAATTATCCTGATACTTTACATCAGGAACGAACCCAGCTAATGTATTATTTACCATGGACGCCTCCCGATGATATCATAGACGGCTTGCATATAATCCGTCTTTGAGTTAACGAAATCTGGCCAAGATATACCTATAAGATTCTTATTCCCCCTACAATGATGATAATCTCTATCGCGGTTCATACTACTTTTATAGGCCCATAAGCGCACACCAACAGCAATATTGGCAGAAATACTAACATCGCCTGTTTTTCTATCACGATCATCCTGATCACTTAATTCTATCCATAATAAATATGGATATTCCTTCTCATGTTCCTTGAGCCATTGAACGTTTCTTTTATGGTCTTCTGTCTGTTTCATATTGGTTCTCACATGCTGGCAAAAAGATAAACAGAGGCCAACACCACACCTATACCGCCAAGAATGCGTATCGTCCACCACAACATTGGAGGAGTTACTAATGCATAAGTAGCAACTCCAGACCAAACCATAATGAAAAACCAATATTCTAATTGTATTCGTTTTCCATATGAAAAGTTTTCATTGTAATAGTTACCAAAAACATTGAATAGAAAGCTCCCAAACATAAAACCGAAGACAACTCCAACAGCAATACCATAGATAAAAAGAAACGTGCTCATATCTCTGCTCCTAGAGGCTTGAATTCTTCTTTGACGACTGTAAATTCCCCATCAATACAGAAGTTATGTTGAGCCAATAATTGTTTTTCAAAATAACAATGAGGATGATATACAACAGTTACATTAGAATTCATGAGAGAAAGCGTTTCTGTTGGGTAGTTTGGTTTGAGAAAAAATATGTGATGCTTGCAGTGATGACAGCGCAGAAGCCACTTCATATGATTTCTCCCCGGTGTTATGGCTAAGAGTAATGTGAGACGGCGCTTGACAAGTCTACCGCAGTTCAGCTGTGCTTGAGGGTAACCGACAGGCACCGCCCCACGATTGGAAGCTTAACTTAGACTACTAGGAGAAGTCAACTCGTTTTTTTATCGGCTTTGAATTTTATACCATATCTTTTGATGAAGTCTCTATAGCGTTTATAGAGTCCATATTCGCGGCCATGTGCGTCAATTTCCCAAGGCCAATCAAAATAGTCTAATTTTGTTTCGTTTGTAAACTTACGTTTCCATTTGGTGAGTGTCATACCTTTCTTTGTATAGGTATTTCCTAACTCGCCTTTCGCAAACTGCTTGCAGTGAACTAATTCATGAGCTAATGCAAGAAGTTGTTGGCGTCTACCGGGATTGGAATTCAAAACGATCCGAAACTTTTTTGGGCGATAAGGAAACCCAGAATCATATTTTACATAAGTCAACCCATCCAATTGTTCTTTATCAAAAATTGGTTTGGATTCAACCCAGATAATAGTCTTATTATGAATTCTTGTGGAAACCAATAGACTATACATAAATTTTGTGGCGAACTTCAATTCATCTCTAGATATCTTTGGATTGTAATATCTTGTGTAAACTTTGATTTCTTTATTTGCCATCCTTGAATATCTTTGTGACTAGAGGAATAAATTCTTCAATATTTCTCACAAAAACTTGGGGATGCTCATTACTAACAACCATGATAATAACGATTTGTCTGGTGGGAATATAAATCAATCCAGCCATCAAGGCATACACTGTGGCCTGAAGAAAGTACCCAAGAATATCTTTTTCTTCTTTTGGTTTTTTAGCTGTCTTGAAATCTACGATTGTTGGTTTATGATCCCATAAACAATACAGATCAGCGCGACCGGCTGTTTTGTACTCATATGAATAAAGAGGGATTTCAATACCATGCACTTCTGTAACGTTTTTATCAAGAATATCACGAATCTTGATAAAGTCAGATAGATTAATAGGCATTACGCCTTTAGCATAATCAGGATCATTTAGTAGGTATTTTTCAGCAAGATTATGAATTGCGTTGCCTCGCGCCAAAGCTTGCGTCTGAATTTGATTGGCTTTTTGTTCTCCAACTCGTTTCTTCCATTTGGCAATCCATTCTTGGGGAAGCTGTTTTGTTTTTGATAAACGAGTTGTGACAGAATCTACAATTGTTCCATCAGGCAGGTGATAATGCCTTCCATTTCTATCGTCAAAGCTTATTAGTTCTGTTCTGGGGAATAAGTTATGCGTGAACATTTATCATCTTCATTTGAAGCTATAATTAATTCTCTTACAAAATCCGACCGAACAATATCTGGTATTCCAAATTCAATTGCGCTGAAGGATTTCATTTTTTTGACAACACG